TGAAGGGGTGTCCGTAACTTGTCACTTCTGCCAATCATTTCGTGACCTTGCAAGAATACCCATCAACGACCACAAAGTCTATTGAAAAGGTAACGACGCAATGGGTGACAACACGAAGCCAAAAGGGTTTAAAGGCTGGATTGATTTATTCAAGTCCGGCACCCAAACCGACTCACAAGGTCGCACTCAAGACTTCTCCCATGATGACTTAGATTCCATCATCAAAAACCACGATGCAGGCGACCCAGCTCCGATTGTCGTCGGTCACCCAAAAGCGCACGCCCCTGCCTTTGGTTGGACGTTCGCCCTTCGCCGTGACGGGGATGTACTCCAGGGCAAGTTTGTGGATGTGGTGCCGGAATTTGAAGAGGCGGTCAAAGAGCGCCGCTACCGTAAACGCTCTATTTCTATTGAGCCTGATGGCAGTGGCGGCTTTAAGCTCAATCACGTGGGCTTTCTTGGCGCTGTCCCTCCTGCCGTCTCTGGTCTTAAAGATATCGATTTTTCCAGTGGTGATGATGCGCTGCACTTTGAGCAGGGTATATCGGACTCCTTTGAGTTCACCAGTGGCCGCCGTCTTGGCTGGGCGCTGGATGCCCTAGCTCGTCTTTTTCGTGGTCAGCGCGAACGCATCATTGAAGAGGAAGGCGTCGAGAAAGCCGACGAAGTCATTCCTTTTTACTCCATTGACTCTCTGTCTGATGAAGCCAGACGTCTGTTAGATGAAACCGACGAGGACACGCCTGTCGCGTTCTCAAAAAAACCGAATGAGGATAATGAAATGCCGACCGAAAAGCAGAAAACGCTTGAGGCAGAAAACGCTCGCCTGAAAAAGCAGCTCAAGCTCTCTAATTATCAAGCTCGCGTCAGCGAAAGCCAAAGCGTGGTCGATGATGCGCTTAAACGCGGCGCACTGACGCCCGCGCAAGCACAAGGCATGGTGGAGTTTATGGCTTCACTTCCTGGCGATGAGTCGGCGGCCTTTGAGTTCTCCGTGGGGGATAACGGCGAAACCAAAAAAGAGACGCCACGCGAGTATCTCAAACGCTTACTGATGAACTTTGGTAAGCAAGTCCCTGTCGGCGCCTCTGAGCACGAACAGCCAGAAGGTCAGCAGCGATACAACGCGGCGTCAGGTGAGGCGGTTGACCCTGATGACGCCAAGCTTCACCAACAAGCTTTGGAGTATCAGAAGCAGCACCCTGGTACGACATACACCGATGCCGTTTTGGCTATCGAAGAATAAGGAGACGCATGATGAGCGGTTTTCAACGAGCGGCAACGCTCATGACCTTTACCTGTGTCGGCGCCATTGCTGATGGCGTGTTCATGAACGTAGCACGCGCTCAAGCGGGTGCAGGCGATAGTGTCTGGGGCGTGACTCAAACCTCTGGCGAGGACGAGCCTGTCAGCGTGGCCGTTGCGGGTGAGGTGGAATGCCTGGCAGGGGGCGCTTTTTCAGAAGGCGACCAAATCGAAGTGGGCGCAGACGGCAAAGCCGTTGTGCTTAACGGTGGCAAGGCCGTGGCGCGCGCCATGGAAGAGGGTGTGGCAGGTCGCCGCGCTCGCCTTTTCGTGTATCAAACCAAGTAAGACAGGCTCAGTCTGTTCGCATTTAGGAGAATTATCATGCCAATGAACGCAAGACAAGCGCGCGTCGTAGACCCTGTCTTATCCAATATTGCCTTGGGTTATGCCAGTCCGGCCTTCACAGGACGCCACCTCTTCCCCGTTATTTCGGTGCCTAAGCGTGGCGGTAAGGTCATCAAGTTCGACAAGAGTAAGCACGTGGACTATTCCGGTGCGACGCGTCGAGCCCCTGGTGACAGCATTGCCAGCACCATGTATGGCTACACCTCAGAGCCTATCGCTCTGTATGACGACAAGCTCGCGGGCAAGGTGCCCAAAGAATGGCTGGAAGAGACGGAGAACATCCCCTCTAAAGCCCATGGCATTCGTGCGGTCAACAGTGTGATGTACCAATTTGAGCTTCAGCTTGAAATTCAGCAGGCCACGCTTGCCATGAACCCGGCCAGTTACGATGTGAAGAACAAGGTGACGCTCGCACCAGGCAGTCAATTTACCGATGCAGGGGTAGACCCCAAGGTGGTGTTCGATGCAGGCAAAGAAGCGATTCGCTCGAAGTGCGGCATCGATGGCAACGTGGCGCACTTTTCCCCTGCCGACTGGTTAGCGTTTTGTAATAACAACGTCGTTCGTGAGCATTTCAAATACACCTCTGCCGAGTCCATCACCGAAGACATGGCAAAGCGCTACCTTCAGGTGGACAAGGTCGTCGTGGGCAAATCGGTGTACGCGGCCTCACACGATGCAACGGAAATGAGTGACATCTGGTCTGGAGGCACAGTGCTGGCTTACGTCCCACAAGGCGAGATGGCCCACATCGATGAGCCGTCGTTTGGTTACACCTACAACCGTAAAGGTTACCCAAAGGTAGACCAAGCGTGGTTTGACAAAGGCTGTGATTCGTGGATGTACCCAACCGAAGTCAGTCGCCGCCCCTATCTGACGTCGATGCAGGCTGGGTATCTCATTCAAGGCGCGAGCTAATCGCGCTCATTCTCTTCTTTATTCACAGAAGGAGCCAGTCATGGCCTCAACAAAACCCTACAAGCTGCTTGCGCAAGTCTTCCATCAAGGCAAAGTGCATCGTCCTGGCGACGTGCTGGAGTTCGATGATGAGACCGCTCGCAAGTTGATGACGCCAAAGCCCGTCATTCTTATTCCGCTTGCTGGCATTGTTAAAGCAGCAAGTGCGGGCAAGCCAGATAGTGGCGCTTCAACGAGCACGGCTTTAGGTGAGGGTTCGCCGGAAGGCCCTTCGCAGGGCGACAGTGCATTGACGCTGCTTCAAGTTATCGCCGAGCTACCGAAAGACGAAGCGAGCCTTTTCACCTCCAGTGGCGCGCCAAAAGCGGACGTGCTGTCTGAGCAATTAGGTCGCAACGTATCCGCCGCCGAGCGTGATGCGGCGTGGACTGAATACCAAGCGCAGCACGCGTAAAGGTGATGAGCATGTACTGCACGCCTGTCACACTCATCGAGCTTTTTGGTGCGGGTCATGTCGCGGATATCACCGAGCCTCGCCCGCCCCATGATGCCAACTTAGTGACCGAAGACGGGATTTACTATGTGGCGCTCACTGAGGTAGGCACACCCGAGGCGCTCCAAATGCTCCCGCCAGAGCCAGAGCCTGATGAACTCGCGGCGTGCATGTCTGCCCTTTTAACCATGAAGGCCGCGCTGTCTGCCGCCAGTCGGGAAGCCGATGGTTACCTTCTCAAGCAATACGGTCATCGTATGAAATCGCCAGAGTTTATTGTGGCGCTGGAGAGTGAAACCTCACTGCCTGAGCAGGTGGCCGATTTGGCGAGAGAGCGTCTGGCGAGCCGCGCCTCAATATCGCAAGAGGCGATTGAAGAGCGCGCCAAGGCCGCTCGACGCTGGCTTCGTGACATTGCGGATGGGCGTGTGGAGCTTGGCATTCAAACCGAAGCTGTGCGTTATCACAATCACCGCAGAGCAGCAAAGCCAGGACGCAGTGACATTGATTGGAGTCAGTACTGATGGCAGGTGTACAGATTGAGCTAACGGGGGATATCAGCCCGATTGAACAGGCGTTAAATGCCATGTTAACGCGCCTTGAATCGCCAAAGGTGATGTTTGATGAGATGGGGCAAGCGATGGTCAATCAAACGCTGCTTCGCTTTGATGGAACCAAAGATCCCTCAGGTCGCCCCTGGACACCAAGCTGGCGAGCGCTGCTTGAAGGGGTAAGACGCTTCAAGACCGAGGGCACCTTAGAAACTCCATCACGCACAATGTGCTACCGAATGGGGTGGAATGGGGCTCAAATCGCATTGAAGCCGCCATCCATCAATTCGGCGGCAAAGCAGGCCGAGGTCGCAACGTGACTTTGCCTTCGCGCGAATATCTGGCTGAGCGCCAAGACGATGCTGGGCTGAACATAGCACTGGATTATATGGTGGGACAAGCATGAAAAACGACACTTTACTCGATGGCATTGTCCGTTTTATTTCTCAAGCGATGCCAGAGCTTAACACCGTTGAGCGTTACGCGGGGCAGTTCAAGGAAGGGACCGAGAAACGCGTGTCGTTTAAATGCCCCGCCGTGTTTATCGCAAGCCTGGGTAAGCGTTATGACCAGACGTATCAACGCGATTTTGGACAGGTGGCCGTCAATGCTCGACTCGTCTTTTTCTGCATTGCTGGCGAGGGTCGCCGCGATAAGCGCACCGTCACGGCCGAAGACATGGCTGACCACATTGTCGTATTGGGTCATGGCTCGAACTGGGACGTCGATGGCGCCGAAGAAGCGGTCTTTGAGCGTGCAGAAAATGCCTTTAGTGACGCCTTTGATAAGCAAGGGCTTGGCATGTGGGTGGTGGAGTTCACGCAAAGGTATCGCCTTGGTGAGAGTACGTGGCCGCCTGGTGAGCAAGTTGAGCTCGAAGCGTTTTTACACGCCGCGCCCGAGATTGGTGAGGTGAGCCCTGAGTACCAGGGTGATTACGACAGCATGGGTAAAGGTCAAGTGCGCATTGAGCTGGGAGAGTCCAATGAATCGTAATGTTCTGCTTCCTATCTTAGAGCGTCTGGAGCGATTAGAGCAAAGGGCAAGACAAGGGGTGCTGCGAGGACGTGTGCACGATGTGGATACCCAGCGACCTGCTCTGAAGGTGAATTATGGCTCAGATGAGGAGCCGCTTCTTACGGATTGGCTCAGTTTGATTGCCCATCGAAATGGTAAGCATGGCAAAACCTGGTGGTGCCCTGAAAAAGGCGAGCCTGTGGTGGTGCTCTCTAACGGGGATTTAACGCAAGGGGTGGTCTTGCCAGCAACGTATGTCGAAGGTTTGGCACCGTCACAGGATGCTGAGCTTGCGCTGACGCAATGGTCAGAGGGCGCACTGGCGTCTTATCACCGAGGCGATAAGCATTTGGTGCTGACTCTGCCTAGTGGCGCGACGGCCAGCATTACGGTGCCTGAGCGCATCGATATTACGTCCGAGTTAGTGCACATCAATGGCCGTTTGCATGTCACAGAAAACATCTCGTCTGATGCGGATATTATTGACAGCGTGCGCTCCATGGCCGCCGACCGAGTCATTTACAACGGGCATGTTCATGTACCAACGAGTCCGAAAACCACCGCGCCTGAACAGAAACAGTGAGCATCATGATGAGTAAACAAGGCATGCATCGAGAGACCGGAGTGTTGATTTTTGGCGTGGAATATCTACAGCAACGCTTTGATGACGTGCTCAGAACCCACGTAGGTCAGGTGGTCTGCGCTCGCGGCTTTGGTGCGCAGGTGATTGATGAGGTGGACCGTAACACCGACCCACGCTGGTTTATGCGTCTGTACATGCTCATCGCGAAGGCGGTCACGCATGTTGACAATGGCTTAGACGATTTTGCCCTCTCTTTTATTCGCATCGTTGAGGCCACTGAGTCCAGCGTCACGGTAGAGTGTGTGGGCGAGTTTGAAGGGGATAACACCGTCACATTGGGAGCGACGCTATGAGCGATATCATTGACTTGTCTCAATACCCTGCACCGCCGTATTTTAACAAGGAGTCGTTGGCGTCTTTGATTCAGGCGCACTTTGATTACATTAAGGACCAAGAAGGGATACCGCTTGACCAAGGCAATGCCGACCCCGCCACCTGGCTGGTGAAAAGCGGCGCGTATCGAGAGCTGTTGGTGCGTGAGGACTTCGACCGCCAGGTATTGTCGCTGTTCATTACGCACGCCAAAGGCACTGCCTTGGACTTGATTGGTCTGACGTATTATCAAACGCCTCGCCTTACCGATGAAGACGATGAGCGTTACCGAGCAAGATTGCTTCTGGCCCCGTTAAGCTACAGCGTAGCAGGACCAGAGCAAGCCTACCGCTACCATGCGCTCAGTGCCGACGAACACGTCTTAGCGGCTGAGCCCTACTCCCCCACACCAGGTGAGGTGCGAGTGGCAATTATGTCCACGGATAATGGGGGTGCGCCCACTCAGGCACTGATTGATAAGGTCCAGGCTTACTTAAGTGCGGATGAACGCAGACCCCTTACCGACCATGTCATTGTCGAAGCCGCAACGCGTATTGAGTATGCGGTGGTATTAGACATCGAGCTGGAGAATGGCGCCTCACCGGAGGTGGTGAAAACCGACGCGCTAAAGCAGGTAAAAGCGTACACCGACGATGTCACGGCATTTGGTAAGTTGGTGGCGAAAAGCGCGCTGAAACACGCCGCCCACAGACCTTCCGTGGTCCGAGTCACCGTGGTCGAACCCAGTCAAGATATTGAGTTAACCGCAGGGCAAATCCCTGTCTGTCAGCTTATTTCCATCAACACCAAGCCTTATGTTCCATCGAGCAAGGCGCCTATCGAGGATGGTGAAGACGGCCAAGTGGTAGAAGCGCCGAGTTATGAAGGACTGGAGCGCGTTGACATCAATGCCGCGTCGTATGCACTTCAAGAAACAGATAACCGAAAAGCACTGACGTCCATCTATCAAGGCAATATCGCCCAGTACGATTTGTCCGGTGGTGAATGGTTAGACGCGGGCTTCACCGTTCGCGTGATTAACCAAGGCAGTCATAACGTGATGGTCGCGGCAACGAAGACGTGGACCATTAAGCCGAATTACTTCATCGACCTGGTGTTTAATGGCAACGAATGGCGGGAGGCAGACCGATGAGAACCAGCTTGTTACCTGCCCACGCGAGTGACTTATTGCACGCGATGGACAAAGCATTGGATGCGTTAAGCCTCATTCCTACCGCGAAAGTCGCTACCTTATGGAACCCTTGGCTGTGCCCGAAAGATTGGCTTCCTTGGCTCGCCTTTGCAATGCGTGCAACAGAATGGGATGACCATTGGACGGAGCAGCAAAAGCGTCAATACATCGCCTCATTGCCTTATGTCAATCGTATTCGAGGCACAAAGAAAGCGGTGAGTGATGCACTGGCGAGTATCGATAAGACCGTCACCGTGGTGGAATGGTGGCAGCCAGTCCCCAAAGGGGCACCTTTTACCTTTAAAGCTGAGGTCGCCGCCTCAAACGAGTTTCTTGATAGCGACACTAAAGTACTCATCGTTCGGCTCATTAACAAAACCAAGAACTTGCGCAGTCACCTTATTGCGATTGCGTATGCCATTGACGTGCACGGCCGTATGATGATGGGGAGCGCCACGACTCAACACGCCAGCCTATCAATGATGGATGCGGCGTTTTTTTCTAACCCCAATGTATCAGGTCACATCGTACACGCGAGCACCGTGGTGCGTTATAAAACCATAGAGGTATCGGGCACATGACGACGTTTTATTGCAAGCTCACCGACGTGGGCCGCGCCAAAGTGGCGGATGCCATCGCCAATGGGACACAGGTCAATCTGACCGAAATGGCGGTGGGCGATGCCAACGTCGCTCACTACGATCCCGATGGCACAGAAACCGCGCTGAGAAACGAGCGCTACCGAAGCGTCATTGAGCAAAGCCGTGTAGAGCACCAACATCAAGTGATGACGCAAATGACCATCCCGGTCAATCAGGGTGGATTCTTTATTCGTGAAGCGGGACTGTTTGATGGTGAAGGCGATTTGATCACTATTGCCAAACTGCCAGAAGGTTACAAGCCGACTCAAGTGGAAGGCGCACCAGAAGAATTGACCGTACGCTTTTATCAAGCGGTGGAGTCTGCTGATAACGTCACCATACTCATCGACCCTTCCTTGGTGTATGTCACGCTGGACTATTTCAATCAACATGCGGCTCGCGCGGACAATGTGTTTGGCCCAGTAACGAGTTTGGGCAACATTGCTAATACTTCCTTAGCTCCAGGAGAAAGTGCTATGACAGCCCTTCCTCTTGACTCGTACATGCTTGGTTTTGAGAGCGGCCCCCTTTCTGGAAGTGGAAAAAACTGCACTATTGAGTTTTATAGCGAATCGAACAGCAAAGTAGAAACCGTCAAAGTCTTAACCGAGGGGAATCATCAATTTCTTGTACCACCAAATGCACGTAGCGTTAAGTTCATCAACACTGGGGCGAGCACTTATTGGTACAACGTGTATCCGTGTTTCAAAATGAAAAACTATTGGAGTGTATCGTGAAGACCGACATCCCTGCTCAAGTTCAACGTTTGGATGAGCACACCTTACTGTGTACGTACGAAAGTGGCTTAAAGAAGATACTGCACAATTCTGAACTCTATAGTGAAAAGGTTCGTCAAGAGTATCAAACCATAGAAGCGCAGTTCGAGGGTCGTATTACCCCTTATGAAGAAGCGCTGAGCGTACTGAGGCAGAATGCCGTTCAAGCCACCCATGCCGAGGTCGAGCGCGTATTGGCGCCTATCCGTAATGCGTACCCGACTTCTGAAATCGACTCTTGGCCTGTTCAAGTCAGTGAGGCAAGAGTGTATTTGGCTGACAACGCGGCTATCACTCCGACCATTGATGCGATCATCTCTGGTGAGGATAAGCGTGCGTTTTGCGAGGGTCTTATTACCAAAGCCGATGACTACGCCACTCAAGTGGGCCGCACCATCGCATGGCGACGAGCCTTACATACCTTTATCGGTCAGGCGTCTTCACAGGCGCTCAATAACTTCACCCCCACTTTCCCAATCCTTCCAGGAGCAACCAATGAGTGATTATCTACACGGTGTCGAGACCGTTTATCTCGATGATGGCGCGGGCCCAATTAAGGTCGTCCGTGCCTCGGTGGGGGCGATGATTGGCACCGCGCCCAATGCCGCCGATGAAATCAAAGCGTCGTTAACATTCGGTTCGGTGGCGGACAAAAACGATGTGACTTTTACCGCCAAACTGAACGGCGCAGAAGGCAATGGCATTAACGTGACGTTTGAAGCAGGCTCTGGACCGAATGTCGCGACCACAGTCTCAGTCAAAGCCAATCAGGCGATACATGTCCTATTGGGCACGGAGGCAGGTGGCAGTGTTAATGCGACGGCATTACAAGTAAAAACCGCCCTCGATGCGCATGCGGCGGCCTCGCTTTTGGTGACCCTCTCGCAAAGCAGTAATGGTAGCGGTATCTGCGATGTCCAGCCCCAAACCTTCCTGTCGGGTGGGGAATATGAAGCCTTTCCACTCAATACACCCGTACTGGTCAATCAGCGCAAGCACATTGCCAAAGCCGGCGCAGGCGGAAGCCTACCTTTAGCACTGACAGAGATGGCGAATCAGCAGATGGGGCTGTGTGTAGTGGTTCGCGTGGAAGAGGACGCTGACCAAGCAAAGCTCATTACCAATTTGATAGGCGGTGTGGATGCCAATGGCGCGCATTCAGGGTTGCAAGCGCTGTTGATGGCAGGGTCAACGCTGGGCATTAAGCCTCGCCTTATTACCGTGCCGGAGTACTCGTCACTGCCAGGCGTGGGCGCGGCCATGGAAGCGGTGGCGCAGCGCTTACGGGCGCACCCTATCATTGAAGGGTCGAAATTTGCGTTTGCGGATGTGGTGGCGGAGGGACGCGCCTACACCAGTGCTTATTATGTTCACCCACGGGTGAAGCTTATTGGCAGTGATGGCCTTACCTATGAGCGGCCATCGAGCGCGACGGTGCTGGGGCATATTCTTCGCTGCGATGCCGAGTATGGCTATTGGGAGTCGCCATCGAACCGCCCAATTCGCATTGCAGGCATGAAACCCGATGTGGACTGGCAATCCGGCGACCCATTAAGCACCGCCAACCTCTTAAATGAAAAAGACATCACGGTCTTTACAGGCCGAGACAGCAAGTTCTACCTGTGGGGCAATCGCCTCACCAATCACAAGTTCTTTAACCAAGAGCGCATTCGCTATGTGGTGGGGGAATCGATTGAATTGGCGCACTTAGATTATGTCGACCGCAACATCACCAAGCCGTATGTCGCGGGCATTACCGACCGCATTGATGGACTCATTCGCCGATTGGTGAAGCGAAACGTCTTGCGCGGTGGGCGCGTCTGGCTGGATGCGGAGCTCAATGACGATGAGACCATCCGCTCTGGCAAGATTTATTGGGACTATGAGCTTCAGTTTTATGGCGTGGCCGAGCGTTTGGTCTTTAGACAACACATCAACCATGACGGCTATAACGAAGTGTTAGCCGACTATACCAGCTAGGAGAACGGTCATGGCAAAAGTATTACGAGACATTAACGTCTACGCAGGTGACAACACCTTCTTTGGTAAGTGCTCGGAAGTCGAAGTGCCGAGCATTGAGTGGGCGGTCGAAGAGTTTCGCAACAGCGGCCTGGCGATGAAGACGGAAGAAATTCTGGGGCTTGAAAAGATGGAGCTCTCGATGACCTTCCGTGACCCTTGCCCTGAGATGGTGGGCTATGTGGGTAACCCTGATGCAGATGATGAGCCTATCACCATTCGCGGGGCGGTCACCCAGCGAGGCACGACCGACAAGATTGAAATCAAAGCCAATGGCCTTTGGAAGACCTTGGAGTCATCCAACTTCACCTCTGGCGGTGCACAGTACACCCAAAAGTTTGTTGTGACGCTCGATTTCTTCAGCTATCACGTCAACGGTAAGGAGCTGTACTTTGTGGAAGATGCAACCGGCATCATTCGCGCAGGCGGCAAAGACTTAACCAAATCCATTCGAGACGCCTTAGGAATTTAGCCATGAAAACGATGAATAAACGCACTGTGTTGCTCACTCACCCGATTGGCGAGGGAAAAGACACCATCAAATCCGTTGAAGTGAGAAAGCTGATGGGGGGCGATTATCGCGGCCTCTCGATGCGCGCTATCGATGCGCTCGATTTTGATTCGGTCTTTGAGCTGCTCACGCGCATCACCACGCTCACCCTGGTCGAGCTTAACCAGCTTCATCCGTGTGATATCCGTAAGTTTACGGAGACCTTAACGATTTTTTTCGCCGAAGACATACCGGAAGTGGCGGATATTCTGAAGCAGTCTTAGAGACGCCCGACGATATCGAGGAGTGGTACGCCGATATCGCGGTGATTTTTCATTGGCGCCCCAGTGACATGGATACCATGTCACTAGAGGAGTTGGCCACATGGCGACAAAAAGCGGAGGTGCGAAGTGGCGAATCTGACCGCAAGTCTGATACTTAAACTGACCGACCAAGCGTCAGCCCCGTTAAAACAAGCAACCAAACAGACCCAGGCGCTGAATCAGCGCTTTGAGTCTACCCGTCGAACGCTGACCTCACTCAATGCCACCTCTTCTGAA